CTCTCGTCTGGGGAATATCTCCCCGGCAGCCTTCAGGGAAAAATATCATCAGATAGCTGCTTAAAAAAAGAACAAATGGTAGTGTCCGCTATTGTCAGTACACCTCACTTCTCCGGGCGAACAGGCAAAATGCATTACCCGCCCCGGGCGGATTTCCACATCATGACCGGCAAAAAGCTCACGCCCGTCAGCGAGGAGACGAATAATATGTACGCACTCTTCATTCTCCGCGTCATATGGCAGCACACAGTCCTCTCCGGCTGACGGTGACAACGTAGCCTCAAGGCGGCACAACAGGGACTGACGGCAGAATGCCACTGCCGACATGGATAACGCATCCGTCATCATAATGCTCAGTGGACCGCTGATATGACGACGGACATAAGGCAAAAAATCAGTCAGTTCCGCCATGTTGTTCAGTCTCCGCAACACGACGGCGAAATGCCTCACGCACACGGATACGGAATGCATCAGCCGTTTCTTTCGGGTCTTTGTGAATATTCAGCTCTTCTGCCTCACACAACGTTGCCAGCCGTGCTGAGGTGAGCTTACTTAAATCCACATTCTCTCCATTGACGGGAACAACAAAACTGCTCTCCGCTTCTTCCCGCGCGGCAAGCGCTCTTTCCTGTTCCTGCTGTGCCTGCCGCAACTGCCCATCCTGTTGTTGCTTTTTGAGCACACCATCAAGCTCTTCATGACGAATCCAGACTTCAGGAAAGGCCAGCAACTGCCAGGCGAGCGCACTGTCAACATGCACCGGTTCAAGGCGCGGGAACAGTGTACGACTCCCGGTAAGGGTATCCTTTTTCACGGGTTTGGGGCCGATATAGACAACGGCAATTTTTTCGCTCATATAATTCCCCGGATAAAAAAGCCCGCATGACGCGGGCCGGAAGGTTTATATCAGTAACCCACCACGGTATAACGCAGCAGAACATTCAGGGTGCCGGTTGCAGCTGCTGTCTTAATGGTGACCGTAACCAGCTCTCCGTCACGCTGTGTGGTGTACGGCTCCACTGGCACATACTTGGTAAAGCTGGCAGTTACTGCACCACTGTCACCAATGAGTTCATGTTCGCCAGATTTAACGCTGACAGTTGCTGTGCCGCCAAGTCCCTTGGTAGAAACCAGCTGTAACGCATTAATACGAACACCGATCGGCAACGAAAGAAGATGAATAACACTGTCCGCTTCCGCAGCATTCACAGTAAACACACCTTCTGCCACCGACTCATTACCGTGCGTACCCGTATAGACCCGTTCACTCAGTGACGGGGCAAGGATGGTCTTTGCCATAATTAATGACTCCTGAAAAAGCCGGGCGATAACCCGGCATGAGGAAAGGAAAAATCAGAGCTTCACTGCGGTATCAACAGCAATCACACCGTGATCCTGCATCCTGCCGCTCTTCTCCGGGAAACGGATTTTTTTCAGACCGTTGATCCAGCTGATTGCTATCTCAGTACGGTTATCCATATCCGTTTTCTTCTCAACCATGTTGAAGTGACCGCCGCCCTTCTGACCGTACGCATTCGCCAGTGCCTGAGCACCCAGCAGCATGGCGCGGTCAATGTTGGTTGCGGCCTGCTTCTCTTCTGTGGTTGCCGTCAGGTCGTTTTTCGATACCAGAACCTTTGACCCCTGATAGAAACGGATCGGCATCCCCGCATACTTGCGGACCAGGATATTGCGCCACATCGCACATTCGCCTTTGAACAACGGATGATTAAACCCTTTTGAACGGTTCACGGCACGCGTCATCATCTGGTTCCAGTCCTTGCCGGAAGTTGAGGTGTACCAGTCATTCCACTGACGCGGCGTAACGTACAGGACGTAATACGGATCTTCGCCATGCAGTTCATCTCCGGACAGACGCACCGGCTGTAACGGATGGGCCATCTCGTCAATAAACAGCGAGAGATTATCGACCAGCCCAAGGGTGAACAGGTCTGACTGATCAATACCGTCAAAACTCGTCGCATCACCACCAAAAAAATGACGGTCATACGTCGGCGGCAGTACGTCGTTGATCATGATTTTTTTGAATTCAGGGTGATCTGCCGTTGGCAGAATGGTGTCGTCAGCAACAAAATCACCGCGGGCACCGGCAAGATGCACTATCGCACACTGGTCCTGCAGGTCGTTAAAGTACGTACCCAGCAGCGTTCTGGCAGAGGATGCCAGGTTGAACTTCGTACGCTGCTGGCTCATACGTCCGCCCGCATCCACCAGGTGACGGCCCTGATTAATTTTCAGGGAAAAATCAGCATGGCTGAGGTCTTCACCACGGCCTTCAACGCGCTCATCCCCCATCGTCGGACGTTTAGAGAGTTTGTGCATGATGCTGAACGTCACTTCATCACCGGCCTGTTTGTTGAGGTCAGTGATCCGTACAACCGGCGCACCCGCGCTGGTCTGCTTCGTGCTTTGCTTGTCCGGCGAAACCGCTTTTGGCGCTTCCTGCTGTTCAGTGAGGATATTGACCATCGAGCGGTTGCGGTTGGCAGCGGTAAAAAGCGCCACCTGATACAGCTTATTCGCCTGGGCTGATGTTACAGTCGTCATTACTTCAGTTCTCCTTCAGTAAGTTACCCGAGCTTCTCCAGAAGCGCGTCTATTTCAGCATTCGTCATACCGCGCATAATCGCCTCTGCCTCTGAATGAGAAGCACCAAGTAACCGTTCAAAATTATCACCGGTTCCGACGGAAGCCGTGTTGCCAAGCTCTGACGGGGAAGCAGGCACTGCCATCTCCCGTTCAGCGGCTTTCACTTTTTCTTCCGCCGTTTTCCGGATATCCGTGTTGTCTGCCTTGTCATCAGAAGGCGGCTCACTGGCTTCACCGAAAGCGAGCTGCGTACGGCGGGCCACTTCGGCGAAACGTTCAGTGAGCGGTTTGTCTTTCCATGCGGGGTCATTCTGGAGCTTCCCGTCGATGGATACGGCAACCGAGAAGCGATCCGGATCGGAGTTCTGCCACGTTTTCAGCACCGGCACGTCATTCATTGCATCAAGAACCGGTGATAAATCCTCACCACCATGACCTTCTGCCTGCTGTGCTGATTGCTGAACACGGGACTGGAGATAGTTATTTTTACGGATAAGCGAAGCCACCGCGTCGCCAATTTCCGGATACATCTCCCTGATACGGGCAATCTTCTCATCAGAGATTTTTTCGTTTTCCGGTAACGGTGCGGGTTTCATACCGGCCTGGTGGATCTGAGACGTCAGCAGTTCAACCAGGCGTTTTTCTTCGGCTATCTGTCCCCGAAGAAGTGCGGCTTCCTGTTCGGCCCGCTGCTTACCGGAACGTTCAGCCTCAAGGACTTCATAGGGAATGACGTGTTTACCATCGCGGGTGAGCACACCCTTCGCCTCCGGCTCCTTCACGTCCTGCGTCTGCTCAGCACTGGCATCCGGCGTCGGTGCCGCAGTGTTATCGCCCGTCTGTGTCTGTGCTGCCTCATCCGCATGATTTTCTGTGGCGGCCTCTGTCACGCCGTCCTGTTCGTGACCGTCAATATCCACATCTCCAAGCCCTTCCAGCATTTTTTCCAGTTGTTCCGGGGTTTCTTCACCCGTAAATTCAAAATCCATAAATAACTCCGCATGGTCTGTTTATCGGACAGATCCGAATGGTTGAGTAAATAAGGCTTATCGCTGCCCCCGCGAATAAGCGCACCGCTCCCGGAACGCTTATCTCCGGAGACAAAAAACCCCGTACGATGACGGGGTTCCGTTAAGTTCAGGATATTCATAGCGGCAATTCATGCATCCGCTGTTGTAGTGTATGTAGCATCTGTTGCTGAAGAGCTTCCTGCTCCTGTTCCATATTCTGTATGCCGGTAATGATTTCTGCCGTATGCGCCTGGTTGAGCGCATCCACATAACGCTGTCCCTGTGCCGCGGCGACATCCCGTTGTGCGCCAGCATTATCCCGTTGCGCAGCTGCCTGTGCCCTGGCAGCTTCTGCTTCCAGTTTAGCCACCCGGCCTGCCATTTCGCGCATCTGCAGTTCCTGTTGTTGCTGCTCCTGGGCCTGTTGCTGCTGAGCGGCCTGCTGCTCTTCCGGGGTCATCTCATCCGGTGATTTTGGTGTCCCCAGCGCCGCACGAATACGTTCGACAAATTCCTGTTTCTGCGGCACATCCAGAAGGTTAACCCACAGGTCGAGCACGACGGCCTGCACCTGAGGTGGCAGCCCCTGAATAACCTCTGACATTCGCTGTGCAAGCTGTGCCTTAAACGCCGGTGTCTGCTGAACAGGAGCCAGCGCAATATGTGTATTTAACCTTGAAATATCATTGGTCAGTTCACCATTATCACCTTCAGCATTGAGAACAATGGTCTGGCGACGCTGGCGATCATCACGATTAATCACCACCGCATGATTACGCCGCTTTTTCAGGCCATCGAGAAGATAAGCGAGCAACAGCCTTCCCACCTGCTGGCAGGCAAACTGGTAGTTATCGTTGATTTCGGCAAGGGTTGTGGCTCCCTGCTCCACCAGGTTGCTGATCGCCACGCCGGACGATGCATTTGAATCCTGCCCGAGAAATGCGGAATAAACCCCCATCGTGTCCTGGATAAGTTTTTCCGACTCCTGCATGACCTGAAACTGCTGGCTGGCAACCTGAAAATCCTGTTCAACCCGGAAAACATCAGCAACGCTTTTCTGATTTTTTCGGGCCGGATTCAGTTTAATAATGCCATCCGGACGCTCGATCTGCTCCATCAGCTCGTTGTCTGACAACTGGGTGGCATCCTCGTCCATAATCACGCGTTTGGCCTGAAGCAACCACGTCAGTTTTATACGACGAAAATTCACCTCATCCTGTGCCGGAATGGCCCGGGAAATCAGCCCGTAAGGCTCCCCGGTTTTATCCTTCCGGTATCCCCAGAAGGGAACCAGCGGGAACATCCCCTGCGGCGCACTGCAGGGGCGATCCACAATAAAGTGCGGTCCCACAAACCAGGCTTCACGAATACGACTTACCCGCCCGACTCTCACCTGCACCCGCCCGGATGCCACAGCCACCGCATGCATCAGATTATTTTTATCAAAGGCCACCACCCGTCCATTACTGAGTTCAATCACCGGAAGACGCTCGAATGTACGGTAATAAACCACCTGAAGCAGCACACGACGGCGTTCACGCTGAAGCCATTCGTTCTCCTTACGATCCCATGACTGATACTCTTCCCATGCACTCATCAACGGACTGGGCTGGCCTTCAGTAACCGTGGTATCGACAAAACCACGCCAGTCATCAATGGCATAATCGATAACCTGAGCCATTCCCGGGAATGTGGCTTTTGCCTCATCGGTATCCATCCAGCGGCGGCGCATCAGCCAGCGGCAGTCACTTAAATCAGCTTCCCGGCTGAGCCAGTCCCAGAACACTTCATTCCGGCTGACAGTAGACACCTTAAACTCAGGCCCGAACGGATCGCTGTTCCGTCTGACCTCCACCCAGCTGAGCCCCGCCTTGATTTGTTCCGCATAGGCATCAGAGCGGGCTTTATTCATATTGCCAAGGCGGCATGCATCGGCAAATTCAGCATTAATAGCTTCAGCCAGTTTTTCAGTTTCATCATCTGGCTCGTCTGACATCACCACCAGATCAGTCCGCGTTTTGGCCTCCATACCCAGAACACCATCAACGGTAGGCGCGATGAGGTTATGGATGGTCATCGGCTGACCGCGATCTTTCAGTACCTGAAGAACTTCTGGTGGCAACTGGTCACCATCGTAATACGCACAGGCCTTGTTTGCGGCATCGCGCCATTTAGGCTGACTGTCAATATCAGAACAAAGCGCCTGTAACTGGCGCTGAGAAAAACGCGGCGTGGCTCCGTTGTCGTTTTTCGTCGCCATGGTATTAGTTTCATTTTTCATCAGTGAGCCATCCAGTGTGTGGTTCTGCGTTTATCCGTTTTCTGTCTTACCCTCACCGGCATTCTGGCGCGCATCTCCTGGGCAATCATGTAGCTCATAAGCTGATCATCAAAACAGCCTTCCTGTGCATTCATGGAGCCTTTCGCGTCATAAACGTAGGTGTTCATTTCTGATAATGTGCCCGTCCAGCGGATCCCCGACAGGCCGTTATTCAGCAGCGTTTTCATTCCCTCAGTCAGGACCGGTTTACTCTGGCGGGTTGTCAGCCAGCCAAGACGGGGCGTATCGTCGTCATATGCCTGGTCAAGGTGCTGTTCGTTGTAGATATAACGCGTCGGATAGAGTTCCCGGAGTTTCAGGATAACGGCATGTCCGTGATTGTTACGCTCCGGCCCCACAAACGCGTTGTTGTACATACGGCAGACCTGCGCAATGAGATGAGCGAAAAGCTCCGCATCGAGATGACCAAACCAGTGGGCTACCTGCTCACCATTACTACATCTGATGATATCCAGCGATGAGCGGTCTCCGTGCTCCAGCCCCTCAGCGGTATCCGCTCCGCATACATACTCTTCATCCGGATCCGGTAGCTCCCAGACCAGCAGATAATTCATCAGCGTCCGGTGCTGTTCGGCTTTATTCCCGTCACGCAGAGACTGCGCTTTGGTCTTCGTTCCTGTAACCGGTTCAATGTCATAAACAATCAGCGGTGGCGAACAGAATGACTCTGCCTGCAGCGTGCTTTCCGCACTGAACACCCGTCGTCCGGACGTCAGAAACGCCTCCTGTGGTGTTGAGGGAAACTCCTGCTTCATTTCCTCACGCTGTTCAGTTTCCTTGCAGATGTACCAGTGTTTCTGCTCATCGGTAAGCGTGATGTTCATTGCTTTTTCAACCGCAGAAAAATACGCTGTTTTTTCCCGTGACAGCTTAAGTCCGCTTTCCGGCACTCTGGCGCTGTATTTGAGATCCTGCCACCAGGCGTAAAAATGGAATTTATAATCCTGTGGCGTCAGCGCCAGCCCTGATGCAGTGATTTCCTGTGCCCGGTTACTCATCTCGTAAAAATCACCACCCACACCTTCAGCAGTGGATTCATCAAAAATAATGCACTCATCAGAGACGGCATTAAGTGTACCGGTTCGCAGCTCTTTCGCCTTAGCCGGATATTTTGCGCAAATTTTGCCGTGCTCTGAGATATGCAGGCGCTGCACCGTACCTGAACGGAATGAGGTTGCCACCTGGATACTCGAGCCGTGCCCAAACAGGATATAGCCACCGCTGGCTCCGCTACGACGTTCAACGATGGTGAATGAGGCTCTCAGCCAGTCAGGAAGATGATCGAACGGTACAGCAATTTTGGTGCGGAAAATTTCACTGGCAGCCTGTTTATCCTGAGCGACAATCCCGCATTTGAGATGCGGTATGAATAATGCCTGGTCGAGAAGATAAATATCAATGGCCGTGGAAAACCCCAGCTGGCGTGCTTTCAGGATAATATTTTTATTGTGCATGCTCCGGAACAACTGGCGCTGCGCCGGTCGCATTCTGAAGGTGACCAGCTCACCTTTTTCGTTCTGTATCTTGTAGAGATGATTGAGCCGCCACCAGGGATTGCTCAGTTTAGTCATGATGAACAGACGTTGTTCGGCCTCTGTCATTTCTGACGGTTCATCACATCGCGGTTCATTCTTCCGGAATGTCATCCAGTCTCCCCGAATTACTCATTTCATGCAGCGATGACACGATGTCACTGACAGGCGTAACAACGCCCCGACGCTGGCTGGTCAGAATATCGGTTTCCGCTCTGAGTTTATCTCTGGCAGCGTTGGTTCTTTCCCGGTCAGCACGAAGTTTTGGTGCTGTTTCAGCCAGAACGTCCAGCGTCAGCAATGAGCGTTCAATTGACTCGATACGGGCAATATTCCGGTCAAGAGCCTGTTCAGCTTTGAGTATTTTGTCGTACAGAGCAACGCGGGTTTCCACGTCAGCCGCCTCTTTCAGGTCGGCGAACATTTTTTTCAGTGTTCCTGTTACTGAAAGTGCGCGGGCCCGGGTAAACACCAGTTCATCGGCAAGTTCCATTCCGACTGCATCATCTATGAGGTTATCTGCCTCGAGATACTTCGCGTATCCACGGTGTCTGACGGCGTGGGTGTTACGCTGAGAAAAAGCATTTGAAGGTGGCAAAAGTCTGGAACCACGAGTCCGTTTCGTTTCTGCCAAATTTGCGCATTTTTCATCACAACCATCATCGCCTGAAGGCTCGTCATGACTGGAGTTGCCGTCAGATTTCTGCGCACTTTTTTGATCATCAATTTGCGCATTTTTCTGCGCACTTTTCTCTGTATTTCTGGGGGAGTGTTTGCGCAGTTTAATGTACCGCCGAGCCGTGTCATAACTGATATTGTTCTGACGGCACCAGTCCTGAAGCTTTATGCCGGTTTTGACATGTTCGCGTCGAAATGCCTGCTCCAGCTTTTTCCAGTCCAGCTTTGCCATGTCACCTTCTGACGTTCTCTGTTAAAAACTGATGCACAATGACTGCTGTAAATTTTCAGATTTCACACAGCAGAGCCATGTCTGATTAATGTTTAACCTTATTTAGGTTATATCCGCTTCATTCCACTACAGCACCAGATAGGCTGCCTCGCGGATAAATGCCAAAGTCTCCTGATATAGAAACCCGTCGCCACATCGAGCGCTGATCAACATTTGTATATTCACTGCGACAGAAAGAATTTATTTTATTGAATAGTTAGAAATACAGAATTGCATGCTTTATAAGCATTGACGCACACTTCATTTTTAGCAATATATTCTGTTCTCATAGACGATCAGCCCTGCATGCACTGCCGGACACCGTCGGCAATTTTACAGACCTAAGAGGCAATACCAAAAAGCTAACGCGCTTTATCAAGACTTGAGCAACCAACCAATAAAAAAAGCACCAGTACCGCTACCAATGCCCATTTCGTCGTTGTTCACAGCATTCTGTGTACCCACTGTATTTCGCGTCATATCACCACGTCAGACAATCCTTAAGGATTACATAAGATTTACGCATAATAATGCCCATTTTCAACACAGACAAGGGAATTTATATGTTAAATCAAACGCTAACAAAATCTCTTCTTATATTTTTACTTGTCATAATCGTTTCTGTATCCATCATATACATTGTAAGAACTCCAGTCAGACTTGATGTGAACGATGTCACTGAGATTAACCAGAAACATCCCATTATTTTTCTCATCCGGCATGGGGAAAGATGCGATCGCTCCCAAAGAATATGTCTTTCAGCACATGAGGGAATCACAGTAAACGGAGCTAACAAAGCTCAACAATATGGAGATAAATTCAGAAGAATGTTTCCATACTACAGTCTCTATTCTACAGACACACTCCGAACAATGCAGACAGCCACTTTTTTTTCGGGAGGTAAGACAGCAACTATTCCGGACATATCGACATGTGATGATAACGCAGTAAATAATATCCTTAAAATATCAAAATCAGATCATGTTACTGTGATTTTCACACATAATCACTGTCTGTCCAGAATTGCAAAAAAAATGAATGGATGGAGATTTAAACCTGATTATATGGGCACACTGGTTCTGCATCGGGAAAATCACAATCTGATTCTCGACGGACATTTAAAACCAAACGAGCTTACCCAGTGATCCATTTGTTGATAATGCACTGGCATTGATTCAGGTTATATCTCTCCTCATAAAAAAGGCCAGCGATTGAGCTGGCTCTGTTAATCGAGGCATTGCATCCTGATGTACTCCTGCAGGTAGTTAACCTGCGCGGTTATCTTGTCGATTCCACTTCGGAGACGGTAATAATTGAGTTCAGCATCTGCTGTAAGTCCTGAGCTTTCTCCATCGCCCATGCCGCTGGCTCCGGTCGTTGACTTTGCACAGGTGGCGGCGACTTGCAGGCGCTTACGCCCAGCAGAAACATCAGCACGGAGACTTTCAATAGTCGCGTTAGCATCAGCAAGCTCCCTGGTGTATCTGGCATCGAGTGCAGCAACATCACGCTGGCGCTGCTGTATGTCAGCAATGGTGGCGTTCGCCTGGCTGAGTTTTGTCTTCGCATCATCTCGCTGCTCTTTGTAGGTGATGGCGTTATCACGGTAATGGTCTGTTGCCAGCCACAGCGATCCACAACCAAGCAGCAGGACAATAAGCACGCCATACAGCACACGATTCATATCACCACCAACGGATTGCCCAGACCAGAACAGCAATTGCCACAATACGAATGGCAAAAGCTGCCGCTCTTGTTAAATCCAGACTTGCTGGCGTCTCCACCTCAATGCCTTTCATAATGGACAACCTCAGAAAGAATCTTTTATACTTCCTCACAGGGAAAGAACCTCCCTACCCATAATTTCTCCCTTGCCTTATTCAAGGTCAGAAACACAAAACCCCGCTTGCTGCCAACAAACGGGGTTTTTACTTTTACTCACTTAAATTTTGCCAGTTCGCAGGATTTCGTGTTATCCGTTCGCGTTGGTCAACGGCATTTTTCAGCAGAATATTCTGCTTATCTGTCGATACTCCAGCACGCCAGCGCGCTCTCCTGGTCACGCCGCGATACCTGCCCGTAACAGTTATTTGAGCGGTTCCGACAGTCCCTGCCGCCGTCATATATCCATCGGCGGATTTCAGCACATGCACCTTTCCGGTCTCCTGCGTTCAGTTTCCGGTAAAACGTTGAGGTGAAGCATTTCGAAGGCCCGATGTTGTACGGACAGAATGACGCGATGCCCGCTTTCTGCGGTTCGGTCAGTGGCACTCTGATGTTTTTCTCCACCCATGCCAGCGCCTTATCACGCTCAATGGCGTTAACCCGGTCGCATTTTTCCTTCGACAACTTCATGCCCGGAACGACAGGTTTGCCATCCACCAGGATGGCACCGCGGCAGATAGTCCAGATACCCGCACCATCACGGTATGCCGTGGTGTGGTTACCTTCTTTTTCGTCAAGAAACTGGTCGAGGATTTCAGGCGCAGAAGCGCCCGCAGCAATCAGCGCCAGAACGACCGCTGATAAACCATAGCGGAATTTCCTGCTCATCAGCTTACTCTCCCCGCGCCGCCTTACGCCGGTCCTCTTTGATTTTGAAATACAGGTTAGTCAGGTACGTCAGCAGCCCAAACAGCAGACTCCCCAGCACGCCTATTGCCGCCCACTGAGACGGGGAAACCCTGTCCAGCAACTGCAGGAACCAGTAGCCCGTTCCCACCGCTGACGTGGTGTATGACACACCTGTTGTGATTTTTTCCATCTGGTACATACCCCGTCTCCCGCAATCCGGAAGCTCACAACAATATAAAGACCACCGGCACACACCGATGGTCCCTTGCGCATGCTTACATCATCATGTCGCTGTCAGGTGTAGGTTCACCGCCATCTGAAGCACTCCCGTCACCCGCGATACCTTCCGGCTCAGGAACCGCTGCTACGCCCAGCAGCTCATCCAGAATGGCATCCACTTCTGCATCAAGACGCGACTCAAGATTCTGGCGAAGTTTCTGTTTCAGTGCGCTCCGGACTTCTTCAGAGCGCAGGACTTCCTTCACTGCCTCTGCAGTGACCAGGGATGTGATTTCTGACATGGGATTTTCTCGCTGAAAGGGGTTGTTAAGGAGTAACGGGTTCTTCGGGTTTGCTTCCGGCTGACTGACTGGCGCTGATTTTCTCAGCGGCCCTTTTATCAATCTGCCTGCACCAGAAATCGCGCACAGCCCTGTACCCACCCGAAAGAAGATACAGCACACAGACCGCCGTACAGAAGTACAGCATCACCTGATGAATAAATGTCATAATTTCTTACCGTTATGGTTGACAATGAGAATTGTTTTCATTTAAAAAACCAATGTACGAAAGCATCTTTTCTTTACATTCTCCATTGGGATTACCTCCGCCAGCTTCCATTCCTGCCGCTGGCGGCTTTTTTTAGCAATTATGCGGCTGCTCCAGCTTTGTTTGCTTTAACTTCCACCGTATCAATAAGTACAGGGTAGGTTTCTGCACTACCTGTAATATCCGTAATGACAAACCTGTTGAGTCCATTAGCAGTATTGGCCCATTTCACCAGGTCAAACGCCTGTCCATCCACACCATCAAGCACCGGAGTAACATTAATGCTGTTACTGCCCTTAAATTTAAATGCAAGCGTATGCCAGTCATGGTCGAATGCGCCAAACGTGCCAAGTTCTTTTTGTTGATTAACTGTATGATGGTATGCAACATTAATACTGGCTTTATCTGTCTGGACAAAGAAAGAACTCAGATGGCCTTCACCACCCTCACCCGGCCATTCCGCTATTCGCCAGTACAAACCAAAGGCATACTTGTTTCTGGTTGTCTCAAGATTGACGTTTTCGGGGATTTTAAACCGGACAGCAATTTCCCCGCCTTTTTCCAGTAAAAGTTTTGCCTTGTCTGCAGCAATATCACAGTACATTGACCAGGATTTCGCGCTGTTATTTTTCTCAATTCGCAGAGCTTTATTGCCGCTGTCATCAACCAGTGTGCGCCTGCCATACACACCGTCCCAGCCATAGGGTTTCAGCTGATTGTCTGTAGCTTTTTTGGCATCGTAAAAAATTACAGACTCTGAGGTGGTAACCGGTCTGTCTGGAACAACCACCCCGGCAGTACCATTAACAAACGCAGAAGACTTACCCGCGCAGCTCAGAATCGCCGTTGCCAGACGGTCGGAAATAATCCCACGGCGAGCCCATGAACTGAAATGGCTCGCCCTGTCCTGTGACGTCCAGGTGGCTGAGCTGTCACGCCATTTCGAACCGTAATAACCGATACCCGGAATGTCCGGGTCTTCTTCCGGTTTGTTCGTCGGCACATTCACCCCGTTCTCATCGGTCATGAACGGTACGAAATGGATATTCTTTTCCGTTTTATTTTTATAGCTGCCGTACACCGTCTGGTACGTGGATTCGTTCTTCTGCTTCCAGAAATACGTCGTGTCCCCGCATATCCAGGGAACACCGCCAGCAGAGCCACCGACGCACTGGCCTGCCATATCCGCCAGGTCTGCACGGAATTTATCAACCAGCGCACCAAACTGTGCGGCATGATTTGCCGGCGTACCGCCAAAATCAAATTCCCCCTGCATCCACACCACGGCAAACAGCACATTTTTCGGGTTCTTCTCCAGTGCCGCTTTTGTTCGACCGATAAGGTCCTTATACAGCGGCTTGTCCACACCCCAGCGGGTTGAATTCTCCGAGGCGCCACTCGCGTCACTGTATGTGCCATCAGCTCCGGTGGTGAACGCTGAACCACCACGACAGCACGGAACCAGCAGAATGCCCGCATTCGCCGGTATAAACGGCAGCAGTTTTTTGGCGATATGCAGCCCCTGCCCCACGGTTCCGTACTGCCCCTTTGACAGGTCCGCTTTCGGATGGTTAAGACGGCTCATGTCCTGCACATCATGCAGACAATGGTCCGCCGGAATGATGTCGTTATATTTGCATGCTGCACCGCCCGGTGTCACCGTACTGCGACGCGCTAACTGTTTAATACGTGGATCAGGGCTGTCGAATGTATCCGGTAATGGCAGTCCCTCACCGTATGACATACCATTGGACTGACCAGCAAGCGCGATCACATAGTAATATTCTGGCGCAACAGAAGGCGCTGAGGTCGTCGGACGGTTGCCTGGCTCCTCTGGTGATGAGATGCTCCCCTCACTCACAACTGGCTGGATGAACTCCGCACCATAACCAGCTGTCGAAATCAGCGCACTACCATAAGGCTGCCACCCTTCCTTCAGTTTTTGAGTTATTCGTTTCGCAAGGTCTGACGGCGACGCCGCCCTGACAACATCATAGTGTTTAAATGCCATGAATCCTCCCGGCCGGGATAATATTGTGAGTAAAATAAGGAGCGGGCTGAAGTCCGGAAGTTACAGGACAATGGCAGAAGGGAGACTACAGCCCGCAATTCGAAAAAGGTCGCGCAGTTGCGCAGAGTGATTACTATGGGGTATTATTCGCCAGCTGAAATATTACTTCACGTTTCATTGTTCATTCCTTGCCGCCCGCGTCTCCCAGCGCGGGCTTTTTTGTCCATAAGAAAGCCCCTCCGGAGAGGGGCTGGAGAGTGGCGCTATGTGCCATTGCATGGTGCCGGGTGCCTCCCGGTGAGTTCAGCCCGGTGCCACTAAACCCGCGTCATTCTCGTTTTGATAATCAGAGATTATACCGTCACCAGTCGCCCCTCCGCTCAGGGGGATTCACCATGCAGTTTTTTCTAACAAATTCTCATCCGGGCAGACAACATTCAACTGACTTAATTGTGAGGTATGTAACATTCCCGTTGAACGGATACAAAAAAAGCCAGCCACCAGGGGAGGCTGGCAAACTCGTAGAGCAAAATGCTGTTACGCAAACTTCGTTACAGGGTTATCCTGCAATACTTAAAATATACAATATTTAGAAAACTAATAGTGCCATATGAGATTTTTAAGATTTTGTTATTAATTGCGGTCGTACCTTCCTTTCTGTGTACTTTCCGTATAGCTCACAGGATTCTGGGTACAAAAAAACCCGCGCATCGGCGGGTTCGGCTGCGTGGCAATGTAACCACTCTTATCATGATATGCAGATTTTTACGATCGTAAACTATTTTTTCGCTGATAAAATACAGAGCTTCTCCCTCCCGGCAATTCACGCTCAACATACCGATCCATCTCAAGCCTCACTCCCAGCATCATCAGCATGCCTTCAACAATCCCCTCCGCTTTGTGAAGGCGTTTACCTATACAGGTGTCAGAGCACCCATGTTTCCGTGCCAGCGCCATGAACGTCTCCCCCAACACGTAGTAATCAACCAGCAAGTCATGCAGATCGCGATTGTTCCGGTAAAGGCGGGCTATGCACCCGCATATCACCATCGCATCATCGTCACAGCACTGTGGACGTGATTTTACTTTTTCGGGGATCAGTCCCTTAAATCCGGCAGCAATGGGCGACCATGTAACATCCTCATAGTTATTTACCGCCCATGCCCCCCAGCGCTCAAGAACCTGCCGGATATCACGCATCAGTATCTTTACCCCATCCGCGATGAACCATAAGGACGCCATTGACGACGGCGTGCTTTTTCGCATCTTTATCATCAATGTATTTTCTGACTGTAGCACGATTGCAGTTCAGTATTCTGGCGACTTCTGTCTGATTTCCCCTGGTGCAGATCAGTAATTCAGGTATCGTTTGAATTTTAGCATTCATCAAATGTTCTCCAGTTCGGTGATTTTTATCCCCACTCTACCGCCAGGCACTTTCACGCCGCGAATTACGCGAATGTCATCGAATTGCTCGTCGTCTTCCGCAAATCCGGCGTGGATAAGAGAGTCGAGTAAACCTTTCAGGATGTTATCGAGGTCGCGACGGCGGGAATCTGGTGGTTCAGCAATAATTGTGATGCGAAGTCGTGATTTAGTGAAAATGTCTAATCTGAGTTGCCGGATGATTTGCTGTACGTCTTTTCGGTATTTCTGGCCTTTATCGCTGATGTAGTACTGGCTTCCCCGTCTTCGCCAGTAGGTATTCACCGTCGGCGGCCAGGGAAGCACAAACTCATATTCATTCATGACTTAATCTTCCCCTCCTTCAGCAATATCGCCTGCGTCCTGATCACGCCTTCCAGGTGGTAAAGTCTGGCGTCGTTGTTGTCGAGAATTCGGGTGCGTCGGTCGATCTCCGCGTGGCAGTCACTACAAGCCCATGCACCGATCAGGTCGTCAGGCTTCATTCCCGTTCCGCAAATTCCAGCCATCCGGTAATGTGCCAGAACTGTCGTTTCAGGATTGCCATTGCATACGCCGTAAATCCGTACCTGGCATTCTCTGCCGCGCGCTTCTTTGCGTAGGTTAGCCATTAAGCAGCCTCCCCTGTTACTTTCAGCATTCCGTTATCGAGCGGCTTTCTGGTCAGCCACTGTTGACCACGCCCGGTGATTTTTGTGGTGAACGAGATCTGTATTCCGTGATTTGTATTGACCGCTGTTTCTTTCACTGTGAAATAGCCGCGATCCATATATTCCTGCATTGGCACATTGCGCCGGGAACCTGAAGCAATAAGGATTTTGTGATCGCGCATCCACGCAAACAGTTTGTTTGGACCAATACCAACAACCTTTGCAAAGTTTCCAATCAAAATTCCGCTGGCCTCGCCAACTCGATCGGCAAACTCAACTTTAGGTGCTGCGAGAGCAAGCTGTTTCTCCAGTTCAGCCTTCTGGTCTTCAAGGTCGGCCGCAAGGCGCAATGCCTCAGAAAAGGTTTGTGGTATTTTCGCGGTTGCCCCTTCAAGCTCTCGCCAACGGTCAACAAGACGAGCGGTGAATTCCGGCGACAATTGGGCGACGACAATAATGCTGTCTCGCTTACCTTGTTCGCCTTCGAAGACGTAAGCCTCGACACTACGGCGCAGTCCTAAGTTATTGATTTTTTCGAAAACCTGCAATGCAGGAAGTTGAATAACTCCAGATTCAGCCAGGCGCTCTATTGATATTTTTACGTTATCTGGACGACTCCCCACCAACTCAGCGATTTCAATGCTGGTCATTTTGATGATGCTGCTATTTATCAGCTCATTCATTGTCATGTCCTCTCATATTGAAAATTCAGCAATAAAAAACCCAGCCGAAGCTGGGTTTGTTAAGTTGTCAATTGTCAGTAGCGATGCAGTGAAGGCGGCAACTCTTTGTTCTTAAGCCTTTCCCATGCCAGAAGGTTCGTCGGCCCGTCAGGCTCATAAATATCTATATCCCGCGTGTGATTAATTAAAACGCCCCTCGCCCTCCCGATGATATACGAGAACTCATAGCCGTAGTCGTGGCATATGCCGGAATAGCCAGACTGAATCAGTTTTAATGCGGGATACAACTCACGGAACAATGCCTGTGAGCGGTTGGCATAATCCCACAGCCATACAAGGCTGTCTGTTTCTTTTGCGGAAAGCCCGTTGGGCTTCTTCTCTTGTTTGCCAGTATTTTTCTCGCACTGGCTGAAATAGCAGTCTTCCAGTTTTTCGAACACATCCCACGCCTGATCGGTTTCTAGCATTTTGGCGTGACGGGCTGCGCCTCGTTCTGTCCAGAGGATGAGGGAGCGAACGTTACGGGCAATTTTCACAGAGTAGTTAAAAGCTACTCTGTGCTTGAACTCACGTAAAGTTTCACCTTCAAGTTTGAAGAAGTGTTTTTCCTCAATGAAACGACCTGAACCGCCCCGGGAATCCTGGAGACTAAACTTCCTGAGAAAGAGGTAAACAGGATGACTAAAAATACTCGTTTTTCCCC